CTCAAAACGATTAAAGCAAACACAAGTCTTCCGGAGCATTCAAGCAATCAAAGATTTTGAAATCTTTCATCGTTTACAAAGCAACCAACAACAACAAAAGCAATGGCAGCAGTCACATTCGCATCAGCAATCACCAACGCCATCACCAACAAACCAGCATCCACCGGAATGGTACAATTTGGGAATTTCCCACCAGTGCCATTGCGAACCACCGTCGCTACCACAGTCGCCACCCCAGTGGCGCAACCTAAACTGTACACGGTACAGTTTGGAAGTCTTGACCCAGTAGTCGTTAAGGGTGGACCAGGGTCCTCTGCTAAGGCAACCCGCCAGCAGCCTAGCATTGCAACAGATGCTAGCCTCAGGGAAGCCGCAGCTTTGGAGGTTGTAAAACCCAAGCCGAATGCCGTGTTGAGAATGCACGAGGAGGCAAACAAAGAGCGAGCGCTCTTCTTGGACTGGGAAGCCAGTCTGAAAAGGCAATCATATGGCATTGCTGAGAACGAGAAAGTCGTGATGACAACTCGTGGCATCAGTAAGATAGTGCCCAGAAGTTCACGGGCGATGAAGCAAAAGCGCGCAAGGGAGAGGCGCAGGGCACAACAACCAATTGTGCTAAAATGGGAGCCACAACTGAGCACACTCTCTATTGGAGGAGGGCCTGCCGCAAATGTTATTGAGGCGGAGGAAGTGCGCACAAAGTGGCCACTACACAAAACACCGTCAATGAAGAAAAAGACGGTGTTCAAAGCGTGCAGAATGAGCAACCAAGGAATTGACATGCTAATGCGTTCCTTGATCAAGATCTTCAAGGCGAAGAACGCCACCATCGAATACACTGCAAAGAAGTCTATCCACGTAGACTTCATCAGAAAGGAGCGAACAAAGTTTGCCCGAGTTCAGGTGGCGCATTTACTTGGTAAACGAGCACAACGTGACCTGTTGACTGGAGTGGCAGAAAACCACTTCATTGACACTCTCAGTGATTACTCAGGTAACAAGAGAGTCATAAGCCCAGGGGTAGTGCGTGCCGGCTGGAGTGGAATAATCATTAGGAACGGAGCTCTCAACCAGAGTCAGAGTAGGAGTCCATCGCAGGCTTTCGTGATCAGAGGCGAACATGAAGGCAAATTGTATGATGCCAGGGTTAAGGTCACGAAGACTATGAGCCATAAGATCGTGCATTATAGTGCAGCAGGTGCCAACTTTTGGAAAGGCTTCGACAGGTGCTTCCTCGCATATCGCGGTGACAACCGTGAACACACGTGTTACACGGGACTCGACGTCACTGAGTGTGGAGAAGTCGCAGCGCTAATGTGCCTCGCTATGTTCCCATGTGGGAAGATAACTTGTCCCGACTGCGTGACGGATAGTGAGTTGTCTCAAGGACAGGCTACTGCACCGTCCATAAAGCATAAACTGTCACAACTGCGCGAAGTCATCAAATCGAGTTATCCACGATTCAAACACGCAGTGCAAATACTGGACAGGTATGAGCACTCACTCAGTAGTGCTAATGAGAACTACCAGGATTTTGCGGAGATCCAGAGCATAAGCGATGGGACAGACAAAGCTGCGTTCCCACACATCAACAAGCTCAATGCGATATTGATTAAGGGAGCAACTGCGACGGGAGAAGAGTTCTCGCAAGCAACGAAGTACCTGCTTGAAATCGCACGGTACTTGAAGAACAGAACCGAGAATATTGAGAAAGGCTCGCTTAAGTCTTTCAGAAATAAGATCTCGCAGAAAGCGCATATCAACCCAACACTGATGTGCGATAACCAGCTTGATAAGAATGGCAATTTCATATGGGGCGAGAGAGGCTATCATGCAAAGCGCTTCTTTAGCAATTACTTCGAGATAATCGATCCGAAGAAAGGCTACGCTCAATACGAGACGAGGATAGTGCCAAACGGATCACGAAGGCTTGCAATCGGTAAGCTCATAGTTCCGACGAACTTTGAGGTATTGCGCGAGCAGATGAGAGGCGAGCCCATAGAACCGTGTCCAGTGACAGTCGAATGCGTGAGTAAATTGCAAGGCGACTTTGTTCATGCATGTTGCTGCGTAACAACAGAATCAGGTGATCCAGTCCTTTCTGAAATCAAGATGCCAACCAAGCATCATTTGGTTATTGGAAACAGCGGTGACCCGAAGTACATTGACCTTCCTGAGATTGAGGAGAATAAAATGTACATAGCAAAAGAAGGTTATTGTTATATTAATATCTTCCTAGCTATGTTGGTGAATGTCAAAGAGTCACAAGCGAAGGAGTTCACGAAAGTGGTTAGAGACAAACTTGTCGGAGAACTCGGCAAATGGCCCACGCTGTTAGATGTGGCAACCGCTTGCTACTTTCTGAAAGTGTTTTACCCTGATGTTGCCAACGCCGAGCTACCACGCATGCTAGTGGACCACAAAACGAAGATAATCCACGTTGTTGATTCATACGGATCATTGTCCACGGGATACCATATCCTCAAGACAAACACCGTGGAACAACTCATCAAGTTCACTAGGTGCAACTTGGAATCGAGTTTGAAACACTATCGTGTTGGTGGCACCAAATGGGAGGACGAGCACGGATTCGACAATATAGACAATCCACAGTGGTGTATCAAGAGGCTTATTAAAGGGGTGTACAGGCCAAAGCTATTAAAGCAGGACATGTTGCTAAACCCCTTCTTGCCATTGTATGCACTACTGTCACCAGGAGTCATCCTAGCGTTCTATAACAGTGGTTCGTTAGAGTACTTGATGAATCATTACATCAGAGCGGACAGCAATGTAGCTGTTTTACTAGTTGTACTCAAATCCTTGGCAAGAAAGGTATCAACAAGCCAAAGCGTGTTGGCCCAACTCCAAATCATCGAGCGAAGCCTACCAGAACTTGTAGAGGCCAGGGCCAACGTCACCGGACCAGATAGTGCAGCTGCACAGGCGTGTAATAGGTTCATGGGCATGCTCATCAACATGGCCGAACCGAATAATGAGCTCGCAGATGGTGGGTATACGATCCTGAGAGATCATAGTATAACCATCTTAGAAAAAAGTTATCTGCAAATCTTGGACGAAGCATGGAACGAGTTAAGCTGGTCGGAGCGCTGTGCTATAAAATATTACTCGTCAAAGCAAGCAATCTTTTCACAGAAAGATTTGCAAATGCGAAGCGACGTCGATTTAGGCGGCAGATACAGCGAGTCAGTCACGTCCTCTTACGAGTGGGGTAAACAACGCGCAAAGCAGGTATACTCCAGAACATGCACTAGGATGCGCAATACTGTCTCTTGGACCGGTAGTAAGATTTCAAGCAGTATTTGTAGGACCATTAATTATTTAGTACCAGATGTATTTAAATTTATTAATGTGTTAGTTTGCATTAGTTTACTATTTACGATAGCTGCCGAAGCAAATCGCATCGTCACCACGCAAAAGAGGCTTAAGCTGGACATCGAAGAAACAGAACGCAAGAAAATAGAATGGGAGCTTGCGTTTCACCATGCCATCCTAACACAGAGCGCAGGACAGCATCCCACACTTGATGAATTCACAGCGTATATTGCTGAGAAGGCGCCTCATTTGAGTGAACACATCGAACCTGAAGAAAAGGCAGTGGTCCACCAAGCGAAAAGGCAATCTGAACAAGAACTCGAGCGGATAATAGCATTCATTGCCTTAGTCCTCATGATGTTTGATGCAGAACGTAGTGATTGTGTCACAAAAATCCTCAACAAGTTGAAAGGATTAGTGGCCACTGTTGAACCCACAGTCTATCACCAAACACTTAACGACATAGAGGACGATTTGAGTGAGAGAAATCTCTTTGTCGACTTCGAGCTTAGCAATGATGGTGAAATGCTGCAACAACTACCAGCTGAAAAGACTTTTGCCTCAT